AACCGAGTCATCGTAAAAACAGAACCCCACCTGATGTGGGAGCAAATGAAGCTAACGCAAATCTGGGGACTCGGGCGGGTGCAGGTAGGAAGCCTGACCTTTGAGACCGCCCGATACACCGCAAGCTACGTAACCAAGAAACTGCGCAGCAAACAACGCTATGTGCGCATCGACGAGGACTCGGGAGAGCTAGTGGCGGTAGAGCAGCCTAGGGCATTTATGAGCGACAACCTAGGCAAGAACTGGTGGATTCAATACGGACACCAGTTAGAGCATAACGACTACGTCATTATCAATGGGCAGAAGCAGAAACCGCCTAAGGCCTACGATCGCTGGCTCAGCGAAATCAAACCGGCAGCAACTGCCAAGATCAAAACCAAACGAGAGGAGAAAGCCAAAGCACAGACACCAGAGCAGAATCGCGCGCGCGCGCGAAGCGCGCACGCACGCGTTAAGAGGAAGAGCAAGATCGTGTGAATGGGGCCCTTAAAGGGGGCCCCGTCACACGAGGAACCAAGAAGGGGTTACCCACAAGTTGTGGGGCTAGAAAGCCCCCCACAACATGTGGATAACCAAACAACCAGAGGAAGAGAAGGAGTAACCAATGATCCGCAACAAAACTGCAAGACAACATAATTTCGCACTCGTTCCACGCGCGGACATTCCGCGGTCCGTATTCCCGATGCGTCAAACACGGAAGCAAGCATTCAACGCCAGCGAACTCATACCCATCATGTGTGAGGAAGTACTGCCGGGAGACACGTGGCAGCACAGAGAAAGCATCATGGCGCGACTGGCAACACCCATTGCGCCAATCATCGACGACCTAGACCTCGAAACGTTCTATTTCTTCGTGCCCAACCGCATCACTTGGAGAGGCACGAACCCAGACAACAACTGGGAAAACTTCATCACGGGCACAGACACCAATCTATCCATTCCAACCATCGTCGCCGTAGACAACACCGGAGTACCAACCGACGCAGTACTCATCAACCGAGTCTTCGATCACTTCGGAATCATGCCGCAGACCTACAGCGCAGCATTCCCGATCAACGTACTGCCGATCTGGGGATACTTCACCATCTGGAACGAATGGTTCCGAGATCAAAACCTGCAGGAACCGTGGGTGTGGTCACCCACATGGACCAACAGTGACAGCAGATACATCACACAAAACAGCGTGGCATGGCAGCAGCAATGCCTACGCATCAACAAACGCCACGACTACTTCACCAGCTCATTGCCGTGGCCACAGAAAGGCGACCCGGTGGATATCCCACTCGGCACGAGCGCACCGGTCTATACCACCGGAGTCACCGGAGACCCCCTCCTGCCTTGGGTAGGAGCAAATCCACCAACCAACAGCAAACAACTCAACACCGCCGGCGCAATAGGCGTACTCACCGCCGACACCGGAGTGTTCGGCAACATGTACGCAGACCTCACCAACGCAACAGCAGCAACCATAAATAGCCTGCGATTGGCATTCCAAACGCAGAAACTGCTCGAGAGAGACGCAAGGGGAGGAAGCCGCTACGTGGAGCAGCTCATGGCCCACTGGGGAACCAGAAGCGAGGACGCGCGGCTCCAGAGGCCTGAATACCTAGGGGGAAGCAAGATCCCCGTAGCGATCAATCCCATCGCACAAACCGCTGCATACGATACGACCGTCGGAGCCGATGTGAGCCCCATCGGCAACTTGGGTGCAGAAATGCACGCAGGAAGCAGCAAAAGAACCTTCACCTACGCAGCAACAGAACATGGCTACATCATCGGACTAGCCGTAGTCCGAGCCACACCGACCTACCAGCAAGGCACACGCCGCCACTGGCTCAGAAGCACCCGGCTTGACTACCCGTTCCCGGTGTTTAGCCACATCGGAGAACAAACCGTGGAGACGGTGGAAATCTACCAGCCAGGCAACAACGCACCGGCAACGCCAACCTGGGGCTACCAGGAGCGATATGCGGAAATGAGATACACGCCGAACGAAATCACAGGCGTACTCCGAAGCACCGCAGCACAACCCATCGACTGGTGGCACCTGTCCGAAGAATTCGGAAGCGAACCGGCACTCAACGCGTCATTCATCACCGACAAAACGCAAGAGGTACTCGCGAGGGCGCTCGCCACCGACAACGCGCAATGGAGCGCGCAAATCATCATGGACATCCAGCACGACAGCCGAGTCGCACGAATGCTCCCGACCTACGGCGATCCGTCACTGATCGATCACTTCTAGCCATGGGACTTAAATCCTTCGTCAAAAGCATTGCCGGTCCACTGATCGACGTGGCCGGCAAACTCATTGGCGGACACAGCGCCAAGAAAGCGCAGGAGAAAGCAAACCAGACCAACATCCAGCTACAACGCGAGCAACAAGACTGGGAGGCCGGAATGAGCAACACCGCGTGGCAACGCGCGGTGGCAGACATGAAAGCCGCGGGACTAAATCCAATGCTCGCCTACAGCCAAGGAGGGGCATCAACGCCCAACGTCAGCGCAGCAACGGTAGACCCCGAGGACGCCGAGGGGAGAGCCATACAAGCGGCAGGTGCATCCGCATCCGCCGCACAGCTCCAAAGACTCACCGTCAAACGCATGGAGATCGAAAACGATATCGCCTACCAAAAACGACTACAGGAGGAATTCGCGACAGACAAACTCAAGCAGGAACGCTCGGCAGATAACGACCTAGTCGCCGTCGGAATCGAGGAAGCACACGCACGCCGCAATATCGCGGTAAGCGAAGCTCGCATCAGAGATATCGAGGCGAAGATCAAGGAAGAAACCCTGCCGTGGGAGGTGGCTAGTGCCAAATCGCGAAGCGAAATCCTCAACCAAGAAGTCGATATGGCCGACGCCAAAAGAATCTTGCTCCGGCTCGACATACCGGAGAGAGAGGCAATGGCGAAATGGTTCGCGACCGTCGGGGCCGCGAGCCCCGCCGCAAAAGCGGTCATGTCCGTAAGCCAATGGCTTAAATACATCCTAGGAAAGTGAAATGAACCACGAAGAACGACGCGCCAAAGGGCGCACCATCAACAACGAACCGTCACTCACAGACCAGAGCCAAGCCGACGATACCAACATCAACGTCATACTGACAAAGTACGGGGTAACCGGGGTAGCGCGAGGAACCACCAACTCGCCTGAATGGCTCGACCACAGCGAACTGCCCCGTGACCTCCGCGAAGCATTCGACATGGCGAAACGCGCCACCGAAATGAAGCAACAACTACCCGAAAAACTACGCAACCGACCACTCGAAGAGCTCATGCGGTTGACGCCCAAAGAGGTAGAAACCATACTGGCGCCGCCAGCGCCAACACCGGCGCCCCAAGGAGAACCGCCTAAATGAAAATATTCGCCGTAAGAGATCGGCTCATCGACTACTACATGCAACCGTTCGTGGGCCCGAACGAGAAGGAAGTCATGGCCGCACTGGCCCGCACCGTCAACAACATCGAGGACACCAATGGGATCAGCCAAGCGCCGCACCACTTCGAGCTCTGGGAGCTCGGGCAAGTTGACGAAGAAGGCAACCTCACGCCGACCCGGCGGCTCGTCTGCGACTGCGCCAGCCTCATTCGAGTCGGTGTTCGGGACCGGGCAGAGCGAGCAGGTCAGGAAGCTGCAAACACAGCTGGGGCGGGCCCTGCGGACAATCGAGGAAATGGACCGCCTAGGGGAACCCACGCTCGCGCTATATCGGACCAGACACCGGCAGAGGAGACGGCAACTGGAGAGGTACGCCGAAGCCCTCAGGGAGGCTATAACGCAGGAATGCGGGACACCTACGAAGGCCACTTGAGGAGAGATGGCTGACGCCATCAATAATTGACACCGGCAAACGGTGTCAATAGGACCATCTTAATCAAGGCAACGATGGTCCAAAGCCCCGCACCGGGGCATACTGGGGGGGCTTGACGCCCCCCCAACTTTATGAAGGAGATCACATGCGCCGACGCAAAATCAGCCCGCGAGGACACTCACGGAAGCACAACCGCATGAACAGACGAAGCAAGGCGATTAACTCGCCGGGCTTCATCATGCGGGGCGGGATCAGGCTGTAATGGCCTGCGCAGCACCGCTGCGAGCATACAAGGCGTCCACCGGACGCCTTGTTTTTTTCACAACCAAAGACTGGCAATACCACATAGAGCCCTATACGGGCCTGCAGGTGCCCTGCGGCACCTGCATACTCTGCAGAGAGGAACAAGCAAGACAAGCAGCCGTCAGAATCACACACGAGGCAGCAACATGCCAAACATCAAGTTTCGTTACCCTCACTTACAACGACGCCAACTTACCGACCTACGGATCGCTCGACTACCGACATCTGACGCTATTTCTCAAAC